AATTTAAAAGTATGAATGATATTTTCAGCCAGCTTATGAAACGAATAATTAATTTTTTCATTAAATAATTTATTACGTTGTGCTTGATTATCTAAAGATAGATACTCTAAAATAGCATCTTCAGTTTCTTGAGTGAAGTAAACATTAGCTTTTTTTGGTTTGCGTTTACGGACAGTCCCCTTCTTAGTCAGTAATACTTCTTCCTCAATCATGGTTTAGTAGTTTTTTAGATAATGATTTAACGAGTCTTGTATGTTTTTTAGACTATTAAAGAAGAAACCAATTTGGTCATCAGATTTAAATGCTTCTGTTAATTCAACTTCATTAAGCATTTTATTAGATTGGTCTACAATAGCAGAAATGCTATCAATAATTACTCTTTGTCTAGCAGCAATTTCTTCAAGTTTAACTACTTTTTGATTCAAGTTCCAAACGATGTAGCCAATGACTGTGGCTATCCATAATACAATTGAAATAATTCCTAATATCATAAATTCTTCATTATATCTGCTAATGCGGGGTTAGTCATTTGCTTCATAGCTTTCTGTCTAATAACCGGGTTAGCATTTTTGTTTAATTTAAAATTATTGTTAGCTGGTTTAGTAGCTTGTTTTGGTCCTAATAGTTTAGGTAACCATTCATGTTCAAACTCAATTCTAGCAGCTAATAAATCTGCTTGATGTAATACAAAAACAATTGAGGTACGTGGTTTAGTCTCTGGTGTAAAACCCATTAAATACGATTTATTAGCCTCATCATATAAACCGTCATGCGTTCTGATAGCTAAAAATTCGTTTTTAGAGTAACTAATACCGTTGTTATTTAATAAAAATAAACCACGATCTGGTACTGACATGTATTCAAGTCTATCATTGAACATATAAGTCTCATTTAGTTTATCACGTCTCCATTGATCTGTTTGTTCAATGTACGAGGCGTGATTTTCATCTCCAAACTTACCTAAGTCATGATTGATAGCTGCGAATACTAATTCTTCAAGTGTATAAGTATCTATCATTCCCATTGATCTCCATACAGAGTCAATTTTAATAGCTGCTTCAACAACTCGGTTAACGTGATCTACATACCCACCTGGAAAGCAATTATGATATTGATTCTTATGTGATGCAGGCATTAGTACAAAACGATCTTCATGTTTTGTATAAAACTCAATAAGTTTATCTTTACGTTCACCTGAGATATAGTTGTTAATATTATCTAAAAATATATCCCAATTTTCTTTAATTTTTTCTGCTTCTAACATAACCTATTTTTTGTTTAATTAATCTTGTTCTGAATTGATTAAAGATCTAATGTCTTCAACTTGATTTTTCATAGTACTAAGCATATCCTTAGCTTCTACAGTGTTAAACTTTGGATCAGAGAAACGTGCACCAAAACCGGTTAACATATTTTCCAATTGATCTAATTTTCTTTGGATAATTTCTTTATATCTCATTTTATGATTTGTTTAATAGTGTTCACTAACTGTGGCACTGTGTCGAATGTACGAAATGTATCTGTGGTAGCCAAATCTGTTTCGGCAACTATAGTAATAACTTTATCCCCTAAATCTAAGAATACTATAGGATAAGTAGATGTTTTAAATTTATCTTCAATATTATCTGCAAAATCGGAGAATTGTTCTGCATCAATGTTCACATAGGATATCCCTGCTGCTTCTAGCTCACTTTTAAGCCACATGCATGTATCACACCATTCAAGTGTTAATAATCTAACCTTTCCATCCTTACTCATTCCCTCATTCCCTATCATCTCTTTATTAGTAATCATAAGTATAAATTATAATTATTTATTATTTTCTAAAAAATACGGTTTTTTCCTTGGGGAGCCAAGCTTTCTCACATGCTTTTGAAAATAAGTTTTTAATGAAGTAAGTACCTGGCTTAAACCGAGGTACTTTGTTCTATATAAATATATATAAGGTATGAAATTCAATTTATTATAGGGGGGATATAGTGTATTTATCACCTAACTGATTAACGATCTCGATAGCATCTTTTGAGTGCATATAAAACATTTCTCTATTACCTGATACTCTAACAGCATCTAAATGTTTATGAAGTTCTTGTTCTAATTTATAAGAGTTAAAACACTTAAATGAATAAACTGGAATCCATGGTGTAGGAACACCTGTTGCTCCTGATATTTCTTTTGCTCTATTATCTACATCTCGAATTGTCATTCCAATCTTTACCATATCTGGCATTGATTTATTTACTAAGACATAAACATACTCATTAGGAACTAAACTACCATCTTGATCAAGAGGACTATCTTGATAATAAGTAACATCATCCCAACCCTCATTATGAGGATCAGGAGTCAATGTGAACGCAGTAGCTTTACTACAAACTTGATCTGGTGTTAAAATATTATTATTAATCATTTTATAGAAATGAGCATCATCATTTGTGATACGTTTTAGTCCTTTCATAATTATTTAGTAATGTATTTAACTAATTCTTTATTTAACATCATCAATTTAAATTTATTTGGATTACTATTATAAATTGATTTTACCATATTGTAACTAACATCAGTTGCAAACACTTTATCAGTAACAATTTTACTTACACGATCAATGATATCTTTTTCAATTGGATTCTCTTTAGAATAAACTTCTAAGTAGTTAGCAATCCTTGTACCTAATGTTGATGCAATATCTGCTCTATATTCTTTATCTTTACCTACTAAACCTTTAATTGTATTCATTACATATTTCTCATCTTGTGTTAAGATATTTTCTGGTGAAATCATCTTATCCAACTTGTTATTAATGAACATAGTAAACAACGTACTAAACTCACTACCAACTGAACCCTCACCAATCATCTGAATTAACGGTAACGATTCTTCAAAGTTTTTAACGGATGATATGGAGTTGAAGAACATACTAACACTTCTACTATTAACTTGTTTAGTTACTAACTCTGGATGCATAAGCATAAAGTTAATACATCTACCATCTAATTGATTTTCTTCAGCCCACTTACCCCAACATTTTAAATCAAATTTTAAGTTAACACTAATAAATCGTGTTTTCTGAGCATTGTCAATACTATTAACTAAATAATCACCATTATCAGGATTAGCAGTTAAAATAATATGCCAATCTTTAGGTAATGTCCAACTAATATATTGTTGTCTATCTACTAACTCCATTACAGCTTGAATGAATCTCATATCAGCTCTATTCCAATCATCTAATAATAGAATACCACCTTTTTGTTTACCACTAATCCATTCTGGTGGACAATAACTCATACGATTTAAACCAGTAGATGTAAATCCTTTCTTACGATAGTCTTCAACTGAATTCTCATCAATCCATTCTTTACTATCTTCTGATTGCATTTCAAACTGACGAATTGGAAAACCAACTAAGTCACCAATTTCTTCAATTTGTGCGAGGTTCAATTTAACAAAATTCAAATCTAATTCTTCAGCTAACTGAATGATAGATGATGTTTTACCAATACCACTATCACCTACTACTTCAGTTGATACCATTGGTTTTTTATTTTCTTGTAAGTAACGGTTGTTACTAATAATGTGTTTCAAGAAATCTTTTAATTCATTAACATTTAATGAAACGGATGCATTTGATTTTTTTGCCATAAATTTTATTTTGATTGTTTTTTATTTCTTATTATATAATAAAGATAAGTAATTAACCGAGGTCATTATTACTTAATTTGAACCTTAGCTCCTGGTAAGTTTTCATTAACTTTTCTACCTGAACAATGAACCCATAAAACAGGTTTACATGGTTCTGTTTTTTCAATTTCACATTCACCATCAGTTAAATAAATTAAGTTTTGGTATTTATCTCTATTGTCTAAAAGATATTGCATAACTGGTTCATAACTGGTACCACCTCTACCTGTTGCTTGATATTCCTCACCAAATTGTCCTAAATATTCATATATGTTACCAATATGAGCATCACACTCAACTACAGTTACTTGAGTACCTGTTTTCCATATGTGGTGAATTTCACTTAAAAACTCCTTTAAGTCGTCTTTAGAGACTGAACCTGATGTATCAATAGCAACTAATGTATTTTTCTTTTGTTTGATTTTTAAAGCAGGATTACCAAAAAAACGTTTATTTGGTTTACGTCTTGTTTTCTTAGTATAAATTTTAGAAGCCATACCATTGAAACGTCTTAAATAAGATCTCCAATCAATAACTGGTTCTTCAGAAACATAAAGTGAATCAATTAATTCTTTTAATTCACCTGGTATATATCCTCTACCTTTACTCATTTGATCAGCTACATCTTTCAATTGATGTTCAATTTGTTTTTCCATCAATTTCTTTTGAGCATCATCCATACCCTCAAATTGTTTCCAAAACTCATGAGAACCTCTAACATTAACTTTAGTACCATCACTTAAAGTAATTTCTTTAGCCTCACCACTACCACTAGCATCTTTCATTGCATCTAACATCTTGCAAATATCTCCATCTGGATTATCTTTACATTCCTTCATTAACAACTCATAGTACTTTCTAGTACCTGCTTTTAAAGGCATTTTTAATTCTTTAAATGGTGATTCATTAATTTCTAAACCATCCCATGTTTCATCTTTATATTCGTCTTGAATATATTGATTAATCTCAATATCAGCAGCCATGTTTAACATTTGCTTATCTGAAAATTCATCAAACATAGATAAATGTTTAAATGCAAGATGTAATAACTCATGTTTCAAAACAGCTATCTTACATTGTTCTCCAATTGTAGCCCAAAATTTAGGACTAACAACTAACTTAGTATTGATACCATCTCTAGCTACACAAGCTGTTTGTACTGAATCACTAATTTCTTTATTTAAGCCAATTAAAAACAAACCATAAAATGGTTCTTTAAACATTAATGTTTTAGAGCACTTGGCTATCTCTGCGTGTAAATTGTCTATCATGTTGTTTTATTTATATAATAAAGATAACTCACTACCCTCGGTCGAAAAAACAATATCAACTAATGATTCAGAAGCTGAGTTACTTAATTTAAATTCACGGTTAATATTATCTAATAAGAACTTCTTAACAATTTCTCCTTCTTTACCTTCTTTAAAATTTATTCTCAATCCAGTACCAAATGTTTTCCAATTTGATTCCCAATAAATATTTTTAGTTCTATATATTTTTAATAAACTCTTTAAATTAGAATTACTTTGAGTAAACTTACTAGGTCGGAAATTATGTTCATTATATAACTCATTTAATAAAAAAGCAAGTGATAATAATGTTGGTTGGTTAATAACTAAATTAGACATCATTTCAAATCCTAATTTAACATTATTTTCATCCCTACTAAATAACATATCTCTTAAAATTGCTAAGTATTCATCATCTAACTCAATACCATCTTTATTTAATTCTTCAAAAAGTATTTCATCATATATAATTTGAACATCTCCATTTAAAATCTCCTTTTCATTTTCTAATAAAATATTTAATAATTCTAAATGTCTTGATTGACGATATAAACTTAATAAAACACCAACTACATTATGAGTATT